TAGTCGTATTATTTGTATTATTTGTATTAATCGTATTTCAAAAAAACATTATATACACATCTAGGAAACGGGGAGGTACCCCTCCCCTCATTCCCAAAATTTACTAGTCCCTCTTTGTAAAGATCCAATAAATAACGCCAAGTGCGACTAGACCTACTAGTCCCTGACTGCCTAACGATGCTACTAGGCCAGTTATATTCCCGACAACATCTACGGGTAAGAATATTACGGTTTCTCCGAAAAGAACCTGTAATACTACAGCTAGAGCGATCAACGATACAGCTACTCCTGTTATCTGATTGATCCATCCTTTTACTGTTGTTACTAAATCACTGCCTGCCATCTTGTTTCCTCCTTTCTATGTTTAGAAACATATATACATTATATATCATTATAAACCAATTGTCAATGTAAAACCGCAATTCGTTTACAAGTAATTATTCTACAACACACCTAACATTTTTTTAATAAAAGGTGGGGGGGTAGAACAATAATCCAATACCCAGAAACTTGGGGCAATTGGCCAGGGAACGTTTCTTTAAATGTATTCCCTTGTATAGAGTATTTATGTCTTTTAAACATTCTAACCCTCTATATTTCGTGGAGCCCCTTATCTGAATCGAACAGATGACCTGCTCATTACAAGTGAGCTGCTCTACCAATCTGAGCTAAAGGGGCTAACCGTGTGAGATTATCCAATCCTTTTGGTGGGGTCCATTCGTTCAATCTTTATCCTCTTTGAAATCTATCACATCAAAATATCGTAGTTGTTCATTTTCAAAGTCTGTTCTTTTACGAGTATCCAGCTCCTCTTTGAAATCTATCACATCAAAATATCGTAGTTGTTCATTTTCAAAGTCTGTTCTTTTACGAGTATCCAGCTCCTTTTTTATTTTATAAACTGGGAGCTCTTTTAGTTGTTCTAAAGCCCTAGGGCCCCAACCTCGATATCGTTTGAATCCATAACTCATTTTTTCATCACCTTATAATAAGGACCTTCCCAACCGTATTCTTTATTCTCTGGTTCTCTATACCAAGTCCAATCACCTGTTGCTTTATTCTCTGCAAGAAAACCTTGTCTACTATCATGCATAATAACTGTAACTGGTATTTTTACTTCACTCTCTACATCCTGCAAAGTGATTTCTTTACCTCTACGATATACTTTGCCTAGTTTTTTTATTTTCTTAACCATTCCTTATCGGCGCAATTCATTCCAATTCTTATCACGATATCTTTTTGCATTGTAGCGAGATACCATTTCATCACTCAACTCTTGTAGCCGAGGTAAACAAGTATCATTAACCCATCTCTGTAATTCCGCATTATCATATTCCAACTTGTGGATCTTTTCTTCTGCCTGTTCTAATTTATAAGATAGGTGTGCAATCTTACGTTTAGCTTCTTCTACATAAGTATCAGCCATTACTGTGTTCCTCTAACATAGATAGTGTTATTCCCTTGAATAATCTTCTATCTATTTTAACAAATGGTTTATAATTTTGAATCAATTGACTAACCTCTGGCCAAATAATTCGCTCTACTATTTCCTTGTCATACGTCTTACAAAAGTGTACAAGATATTCAAATATTACTAAAGTTTCTAGACTAATTTTCTTTCCAAGAAACGCCTTTAAAATTTTAGGATGGTTTCCTTGTTCACTATTAAATAGTATATCAAAATTTGAAGCATTTGTCAATAACTTTTCCACATCATTTTTAAAAATATATTCCAAACTCTCAACCCTAGCTTTCCATTTAATATAAGTATCTTCATTCATATTACCTAGCCATTTATTTCCTTCTATAAAATTGGCTATGTAATAATTCAGTATCGTAGGCTCGTCATATTTTCTAGTTAATTTCTTAAACAAATACCTATCTTTTCTCTTATCAAAACTTTTTAATGAAGCACTAACCTTCCCATTATATTTAAAATAATCATAATTGTTAGTTGTAAAATGTAATCTAAGTGCCAAGTATAATTGATATGCTTGAATCTCATTCATCATCTATATCCGTAATAGATATTATAGTTTGTTGAGATTTCATAATCCTTCAATAGAACTAGTCTTTGGTAAATAATTTAAAGCCTCAGCATTAGACTGTATCTTTTCTTTTAAAGATTTGTCAATATATCTAGTAACCTCAACAGGCTCTAGTAAGTGTGTTTCACAGTAATGTAAAACAGCATCCATATAAGAAAGCCGTTTAGACTTAACCAAGTCCTCTATTATCACTGTAAATTTTTTTGTAGATAATCCAATACTCATCATATAAACTCCAAAAAAGGTGCACCGTTTATCCTTTGCCTTCACGGTGCTGGGGATAGGGCGATATGCTAAAAAGGACCCAACCCTCAAACTAGCGGGGTGAACTTTGCTAACAAGGTGTCACCCCAAAACCCCGGATAAGATTACGCAGCTAAGCGATACTCATCGAAATAAAAGTCGTCATTGGCTTTTATGTTTTTGTGTCCGATTCCTCAGATAAATTTTCGTCCGTCCGTCGATCCTGGTTCACCCCCATTAAACTGTTTCGTTCATCTGGTACTGTGCCCCAACCTATACTTCTACTCCATTCATCGGGTGTGTAATAATAGGCATTTAAGGCTTTAGAAAAATCAAAAATGCCTTGATACGGTTCCCGTGAATTGGTGGAGGTGGCCGGTACTGCCCCGGCGTCCGATCCGTCTACTTGTTTATCGTCATCAGTATCTTTCACACATCTATTTATGTATATTCTTTTTTAAATACTCATATTTCATCCATCAGTCACCGAATCAAAAGATACTACAATAGATACACCAGCTGAGATATCCTCACGGGTGAAATCTTCATCAAACGGAACTGTAAGATTAGGTCGAACAGAAAAACTATCCGTTACTGCCCAAGTATAACCTGTAGTCACGTCCATACCTTTATAAGAAGTGTCATCAAGATCCCAATAAGATGTTACACTACCATCTACACCAAAAATACTGTAACCAGTACCTAGGTCTACCGTGAAATCGGTATCAGTAATATTCCATGCAAATGAGGCATCAATTGTAGCTCCAAAAGTTTCAAATCCAGTATCAAGACCTAGAATATGATCATCATCTGTGGCATAATCATATGATAATCCACCATTAAGACCAAATAACAAATCTGTATCATATGCGATACCAAATGTCACTGTATCACTATTACTAAATGATAGTCCACCAACACCAACAGTAACTGCATTGCCGTCTTGATCAACCGTGAGATAGGCGTCATTGCCCGTTACCGTTACATCATTCAGCACATCCACATCAAGTGCATATACACTCATCGGGGCCAAAATCATAAGGGCCATTAAAAACTTCTTCATTTATTTTCTCCTCTTTAGGCAGCTAAATCTGCCAAATTTAGTGTTTGATAGAAATTGTCCATCATAGTTCCAAGACGTTCAGCATAATCTGCTGACTTCTCTTTATATATTTGAACCTCTCCATCCTCTGCAACCATAATGATAACAACATTAGGTACAGAGATTCCTGTATGCTCTTCAAACATAAATGCATACGCAGAACATTGTATAAAATAATCATCAATCCATTCACGCTTTTTGGGCGTAGTAGTTGTTTTAAAATCAATTACTGCCAACCCATCATTATCATATTCTGCAATACAATCAGTTCTACCTGCAACTTTATATTTATCCGAAAACATATTTGTTTCTTGTAAAACTATTGTATTAATAAATTTATCCAAGTAATCTCTTACTTCTCCAAACATACACCATGACAAAAAATTCTTGCCTTTATGTTCAGAGATATCTAGATTGTTTAGATAATCTTCACAGATGTTATGAAACGCCGTTCCTCTACGGGCAGCCTTACCTGAAATTATACCAGCTGCTTCATGTCCTATTCTATCTCGCCATGCTTGCAAACCTTTTTGTTTTCCAGGTTGTCTTCCTAGTACAGTGGTTATACTTGGGTACTTGTTACCATTCGGCGCCTCGTAGAATCGAAGCCCGTTAATATTAGAGACCGGTAGTTCCGGAAACTCTAACTTATTTTCATGTTTAAAAATCATTATATAATTATCTCACAGTTTACTGCTTTTGTCAAGTAAAATCTTGAGTTTTAAATCCAAGATTTGCCTTTGCTATTAGGTAATTTCTTACCAACCCTGAGCGTATAATATCACCAAACTCAAACTCTATACACTCAACTTCTTTCATGGTGTTTAAAATCGCTTGAAACTTTGCAATTCCTTCACGATCACCATTATGTTTTTTTAAATCTGTTTGTCCTACATCACCTGCAAACATGATTTTACTTTCCTGTCCTACTCTTGTCATCAATGTATCCAATTCATGGAATAACATATTCTGAAATTCATCACAAATTATAATAGCTCTATCAAAAGTTTGTCCTCTTAAAAAAGATGTCGATATAAATTCCATAGTTCCCTGTGATAGTAATTTATCATACAGCTGTGCAAATTCAGCATCATTAGGCATTTGAAACATTAACCGAACTAATATACGATATGGGTCTTGATACATATCTGATTTTTCTTCAATCGTTCCCGGTAAGAATCCTACATCCCGAGAAGGTAATAGACTTCTAATCAAAATAACTCTGTCCCATTGAGTTGATTTATCTAAAACTTCACTTAGCGCCAAATACAATAACATAAAAGTTTTACCAGAACCAGCAACTCCAGAAGCAAAAACATTTTTACCTGCGGCATAAGACTTAAAGAGCTTCTTTTGATTATCTGTTAATGGCTCAATTTTTAATAAACTGTTGGCTTGTATATACATCTTTCTGTGTTTGCTCAAAGCAATCCTCCTATAGTATATTATAAGAGTATTTATTTAAATTTCGATTGTTGACCCTGGATGTTTATTCTTGATCTCTCTCAACCGATCTTTAAACGTATCTGGTGTATGGCTTATAACATCACCAGTATGTCCTATAATGCCATGTTTAACTAAACTAAACACCACACTCCATCCCTGTTCTTTTTTCTCTACCATTTCTGCAATAGTGCATACTAAATCATGCTCTACTCCATCAGGATCTTTCATTGTATATGATGGCATTAACCTCTCCCTTCTTTCGGTCTAAAATCACTACCTTGTTGATATCGTCCTTTATCTTGAGGATCAAATGTTTCTACTCCAACGTGTTCAATAGCCAAGTGATGTATGAAAATAATCATCTGACGTTCTTCTAACTCCATAGAGTATAGATTTCTAGTTGTGATGTGTGACCAACTCTTGAGGGATGTAAGATAACTATCATCATCACCATCAAACCATACTCGTTTAGGACACTTCTCTGCCATGTTACTAGCAATCTGCCGAACTTGCCAATCAGCCCACCTTCCTTCAGCCATAATATATTTCCTTAACTGTCATATCCAAATCTAATTGGAAATTCAATATCTTCTCTCACTATACTTGTTACTGGATGATGTGTATACGTTGTTGTATTATTTTCTAAAAGCTTTTTGACTGATTCTTCATCACCATCAGTTACAACAATATGTATTAAAATATCCCCATTATAAATTTTGTACTTGTATGCTGGACCTTGAGGAAGTCCCTCCTTCATCCATCGTTGTGGGCCGCCGCTTAAGGACACTGATATGTCCATTATTGCCCAGATGTTCCACCAAGTCTAGGAATACCAGGACTCATAAAATTTTCATCCCAACCAAAAGCTTCTTTAACAGTAGAAGCATTTAATCCTTTATACTTTTTATTTAAAATTTTATCTTTAGCTGCAACAACAATTTCTGCTTCACTAACATGGAGACCTTCTAGTAGCTGTATAAACAACTGCTCCCTTCTCATTACATTAAGATTTTCATTACCTGAAATGGTCTGACCATCTACTGTAAGAGCTACAAAATTCTTCAAAAGTCTAGATTCACTCTCTAATCTCGTATGTTCTGTTCCTTCTGGCGATTCATTTGCCACATAAGGAACCTTACCCGCAGGCAATAACCATTTGATCTGAGGATCAAATGCTGCCTTCAATATTTTTCTTAACCCAGGCGAATTGTATTGTTGTAATACTTTAATCTTCTTGGGTTTATCCTTTGCATTATTTACTTTCGTAAAAATTTCGTGAAACAAAGGTGTATATGTTTCATCAACCATAATCAAAAATCTCCTATATTTTGAACCAACTCAGTTAATCCATTCTTAATAAAATACTCAAACAGCTTATTTCTATCTGCTTTATATTTTCCATTCTTATCTCTAAATCCAGTAGCATAGCCAGGATTGTTACGAACAAATATTTCTCTAATCTCTGATTCTAATTCTTCTGGAATAGAATCTAAATTTACCAACAAATTGTTTCTTTGCCAGTTACGAATCCAAGTATCCTTTGAACAATTTTTTATTAGAGTATGCAACATCAAAGGATCTTTGCCTTGTTCAATTAATTCTATAAGTTCTGAAATAACTGTTTTTCGTATTGTTTTCTGACGAGTTCCTTCAACAAAAGAATCATCTGGTGATAACACATTGGGAACACCATCACTACGATCACCTTTAATAATATGCTCAAACATATATGCTTTAGGATTCTTATGTTTTACAAATCGTTTTGTAACTGGACTATATTGATCAGTAGCCTTAATGCTATGTAGTTGAATAAAATCTTTATCTGAACTTAAAATTAAATCTTTACTAGATGTTGTTGGCTTATTCTTTAATATCACCGCAATAATATCATCAGCCTCTGCACCATAAACTTCTAAAACCATATAAGGAAAATTATCTATAAGTTCTTGCTTAATGCGATTAAGAAACTCAAATATATTTCCCCAATCCAGATCAGAACTTGCTCTATCCTTTTTGCGATTAGCTTTATAGTTTGGGAATACATCCTTACGCCAATAGTGCTTACTATCACAACATAGGATAAATTCACCATACTCCTCATAGAATTTTTTTCTATAAAAGCGGAGAGTATTTAGGACCATATGCCTAACTAGAAATTCGTTAATTTCTTTCTTAGGATCTTTGGTCACTTGTACCATCAGACCACCAATCATAATCTGATTCAAATCTACTAAAATCATAAAATTACTACCTCAATATTATTTATACATTATCCCACAGCGGGTTGTGTTAATGTTGTTTTGGTCGGCCATGGACTTCCTTCAGCCCATCTTCCTATATCTATAGTGTTCAATTCATTTTCTCTATCAAGGTATTTCCATCCTATCTTCACTGGATCAAATTCTTTCATCGCATCAAATACTTTAATTGGAACAAAAGGTCCACAAGTATAAACATCTAATTGTATTAGTGCTGGTTTATGTTCTTCCCAAACGTGCAAAGAAATATGACTTGTTTCTATTATACAAACACAAGTAATTCCTTTATTCCCTTTAACTGGTACATATCTACAATATGGACCAGCCAATAATTTCATATCAATAGATTTAATCAACTTACGCATCCAATCTGAAATACGCTGTTTATCTTTTTCTACTGGAGGTTGTTCTACTTCAGCTCTGATAATTAAATGCTTGTGCTCTGGCTTCATACTTTAATATAACCTTCGTCATCATATGCATAGGCTAGAGTTAACCATTTAGTTTTATGCTCTTGATCTTTACCATAAAACAAATCTAACCACACACTAGTATCAAAGTATCTAGCGATATTCGCCAAATACGTTTCTCTGTTATGTAATTCTCTAGTCAATAAATTTTGATCTTTACCTTTATCCATACGGCGAATTATATACTTCAATTCTTTCACTCGTTGCTTGTTATGTTTTTCCCATTCTTTAACTTTCTTTAATGACAAATAATGGTCATCATCTAAAGCCTTTACATCTTCATGGACATTCTTATATGTAGGTGGTTTCTTGGCCGCTCGGGCCTTTGCCATTTTATCTTTATTCTTCAATTTTCCAAACTCCTTCCCATCCTCTACCAAAACTCACTTCATGTCCAGCTGGATTCCAATCTACAGGATAAAAAAGTACCTGTGGATGGGGCGGCCGGACCATAAAAGTCCCTTCTAACCATTTGCCATTTATTCTAACTAAAAATTCTTCACCGGTTCCTACATACAACATCATTCGTTTTTGACCATTATTGGCCTTCAATAATATATCTAAATTAACTTCCCTTAAACTCAGCGGATCTGTTATCATTCTGTACTTCTCCAGTATAATTGATAATTTTCTTATTCACAAGAAACTCCACCAAATCATAATAACCACCAATACGTTCACCATCAATAACTACCTGAGGATATCTTCTTATTTTTTCACCTAACATCTCTGATATTTCAAGCATATCATCAGACTTAAAAGTTTTAAAAGTAAATGGAATCTCACACTTCTTTAACAACCCTAATGTTTTAAGTGTAGCTTCCATATACTTACTATCATGTAAGTATACTACAATCTCCATTACACCTCACCTTCTTGACCTTCTTTTTAACGCCTGATCCTCTTGTCGCCTCTGTTCATTTTGAACAGCCACTTCTCTAGCTCGCTTTCGTTTAAGACTAGGCTTAACAAACTGCTCTCTAGCCCGAACTTCATTAACAATATCACTACGCTCACAAGATTTTTTAAATCTCCTCATCATAGATTCAAAACTCTCTTTTCTATGTTTTTTATTTACCATTGTCATAGCCTTTTCATTCTCTTTTGCACTGTTGTAACATCAAACCAACCAAAATTAACATACTGTGTAAATGCTGAACAATAGGTACCATTCGCCTTACAATATCTAAATTTTGAACACCCATTGTCACAAGGACAATCATATACAACATTCAACTCTTTACCTCTATACTTTCGCCGTACTATCTTCAAGTTTCACCTCCGTCAAACTGCTTTAAAAAATTATCACCATCTTTCTCCGGGGCTCCATGTCCCCACCTCGTATTAAAATCCCTTGCATCTGATTCAGTCATGCAAGCAACTCCCTTAATTTTTGACAAAGGTCCAAAACTAATTAAAACATTCACTATAATTTCTTCTTTATTTTCTTCTATCCATGTATGACACTCTACCTGAGTTTCAAACCCTGGTTCCCTTAGCTGAACTACTCCTACTGGAGGCGTTAAATGTGCCATTACAAGCAAAACACTTACATATAAAAGTAAATTCATATATATAATTATACTCTCTTTTTTACGCTGTGTCAAGCATTATTTTCAGCTGCAAACAACAATGCTTCAGCTTCACGCCTACGAGTAAGACCTTCCAAAACCTCCCCTCCAGCCTTATTCCAACGGCGCATTTCATCAGGAACTGATTCATAATCTCCATAATTTAATTTTCGTAGCATTGTACTTTCTTGGAGATTTCCAGAACCTAAATTAAAAGTCCACGATACAAGAGCATCAAACTGATTTTGAGTCAATGGTACTTTTACTAAAGTATCTACATATTCTTCAAACTCTACTAAATCTTCTGCAAGTAATCTCTCACAGGTTTTTTTGATAGCCAATTGGCCCTCATATGCAGTTTTTGTATGACCATAACCAATAGTCCATACACCTACAGAGTCCTGATAAGCAACTTGCCGACAACCCTCAAACTCTTTTATCAATTCAATTCCATTTTCACTTGTTTCCATATTTTTCTCCTTATAATCTTTTGGCACCATTTCTTGGAATGGCATCTCATACATTAACCAACCACCTTCCTGGTTTTCTCCAGGTCGCTTATTCTTTTCCATCCTACCAAAAACAGTAACTCCTGATTGACCCTTCTTTCTAGCCTTGCTTAATGCCTTCTCTAATTCCTCACTACTCACCAATTTATACAT